CCCACCGGAGCCGCATCAGCCCGGTCACCCCGGCGACGTACCGGATCCGGACGGTCGCCTGGAGGTTGCCGCCGATCTGGCCGCGGCGGGCCTGCTCCGAATAGCTCACGGCCTCATAGGAGCCGTAGACCTGGCGGACGGCCTCCCAGGTGGTCACGCTCTCGCCCGCGGCGTTCCGCGTCGAGACGGGTTCCTGGATCTCGAAGACCTCGGTCAGGATGCCGGAGGGGACGGCCATCACCAGCCCCCGTTCCAGCTGCTCGCGGCCAGGAGGGTGTCGAAGGCCTGGGGCAGTTCCGTGGACCCATCGGTCGCGATCACGCCCCGATTGTTGAACTGGTGGTCGACGTAGGCCAGGATCGCGGAGCGGAGGAGCGGGTCGATCGGATCGCCGGGCTCGACCCCGGCCCAGTAGGTGACGACCACCCGCTTCCCGGTTCCCTTCGACAGCTCGATCGTGGCCGGGACGGCGTCGGCCTCGACCTCGTAGTCGTCGCCCTCGTCCAGCTCGACGTCGTCGGCGGTCACGACCAGGCCGTAGGCGCTGCCCGTCAGCAGCGGCGGAGCCGGGAGCCGAAGGACCGCCGGGGCCGTCTTCCAGGTGGCCCGGTATTCGGTGGCCAGGATCGCGATCCCCAGCCGGGCCTCGATCAGCCGGCGAGCGGTGGCGATCTGGCCGGCCAGGAGCGCGTCGTGCTCGTCCTGGTCGGGCATCAGCCCGATCTGGGCCTTCGCCTCCTCGAGCGTCACCGGCTCGGACTCCGGCGGCGTCAGGGCCTTCAGGGTGTCGGGCCTCATGAGCCAATGCCCCCTTCCCCGATCAGGATGATGTCGTAGGCGGCGGCGGTGGTCGAGGAATCGTTCGCAAAACTGATTTGCTCGCCGCCGCTGGCAACAGCCCAGCCGGTCGCGCTGGGGTTGGTGATGAGCATCACACCACCCGGCGGAATGATCACCCCGAATCCCTCCTCGACGTACAGCGGACCGGTACCCCAGTGGTCCGCCAAACCGAGAGCCAGCCAAGGAATGGCGACGGTCCCAGTGTTCCGGACGTAGATCGCTTTGACTGCGGTCAGGTCTACGCTGCCGCGGTCGTCCGCGAGCGCCGTCAGATCGAGAATATCTTCGCCGTTCGTCGCGATCGTCCGCGAGTCGCTCCACACGATCTCGGCTTGGTTGGCCCCGACGCCGTTGGCAAAGTTGACCGTCCGCGAGACGTTGGTGACCCGCGTCGTCGACGACAAGTCCGACGAGCTGGACTCCGTGGCCAGGATCTGGAGCAGGATCTTCGCCGTCAGCGTCACTGGATCACTCCCCGGTACTCAGCGGCCGCACCGCACACGGCCCGCTCGACCGCGGCCCGCGGCTTGTCCGGATTCCCATCGACGTCCGTCGTGGCCAGGCCGGCGGCGACCAGGCGTCGAGCCAGGGCCGGGGTCGCGTGGATCACCCGCCCCGGCGGAACCGAACGGTAGGTCTTCAGGAGGCGGATCGGGGTGAGCGCGGCCACGGGATCCTCCTGAAACGCCACGGCCCGGCGGGCGGCATCCCTGCCACCCGCCGGGCATCGCGCGAGTGTCACGTTCAGCTGCCGGCGGAGACCAGCTTCGCCACGAACTGCGGGTCGTGGTTGGCGAGGCCGAACCGCTGCAGGCCGCGGTAGACGATGCCGTTCGACTTGAAGGCCGCGTGCTCGGAGGCCGCGACCTCGAGGCCGTTCTGCTTCAGGACCACGGCGGTCGCCATCGCGAAGTCGCCGTAGAGGGCCAGCGTGCCGGCCGGCAGGCCCAGGACCCGGTAGACCGGGGCACCCATGACCGTCGGCAGCACCCGATCGCCGACGAGCGTCGACTGGCTGATCACGCTCGACTTGAGCATGTGGGTCCAGCCTTCGCCCGACACGACCCAGGCCGTGTTCGCGGCCCGGGTGTCGATCTTGCCGACGATCTCGGCCAGGTCGCCACCGTCAAAGTCGGTGCCGGCCTCGACCTCGTTCTCCTCGTCGATCAGGTCGACCAGGCCGTCGATCTCCTTGGTCTCGTCGCCGTTGAGCCAGACGTTGTCGATCTTGGTCGCGACCGCGATCGAGATCTGGCGGTTGAACACGGTCGCGAGGTTCGCCACCCCGGCCGCGTCGTCGAGGAGCCGCCGCGAGATCGTGACCAGACGGCCGACCTCGTGGAGCTTGATGTCCTCGCGGCTGGTCGGGAGGGCCTCGTCGTCGACCTCGGTCAGCTCCTCGACCCAGTCGGCCTCGATGTCGCCGATCTTCGGGATCTGGAACTCGTTCGAGGTCGTCTCGAACAGGGTCGCGAGCTGCACGCCGACCGACTGGTAGGCGAGCGTCTCGAGGAACCCGCGGTACAGCTCGGGGGATACCAGCTCGACGCCGGCCCCGTCATAGGTGGGCGAGGTCTCGCCCATGTTGCGGAGGTCGATGGCCTTCGCGCCCATGCCGATCGCCCGGAGGAACGCGCCGCCGGCGACCAGGTCTTCCGCCTTCACCGGGCCGCGCTTGGCGATGTGGATGGCCGGAGCCTTCCGGGTCGCCTTCTCGACTTCGCCGGCGGGGGCGGAGGCGGGCGTGGCCGCCGTCACCTTCCGCAGTTCCTCGAGCCGGTTGTCCAGTTCTCGCTCGCGGGCGGCCTCGACGGCCACTTCGGCGGCGCGGGTCTCGGCGGCCTTCAGCCGCTCCTGGATCGACACGGCGTCGGCCTCGTCCTTCGGCTCGAGAGCGCGAAGGTCGACGATCTGCTTGTGAAGGGCGGGCGCTTCATCCTGAAGCTTGGCGAGCTTGGGGCTGGGCATCATGCCCTCCTGTGAGCGTTGGGAGTTGTCCGAAACCTCTCGCACAATAAAGACGACCGCCCGAACCCTTGAAGCAAATCAGGGGCGACATTTTCCGTCCGGGCACGACTCCGGCACCCGGCCCTGTTGCCGTTGCCGCTTGCATCGTTCGCAGCCGCAGCGGCAGACCTGTTCGACGCGGCCGTCGGGCTTCCACACTCCGTTGACGCAGGTCTGGCTGCAGTCGCAGTCGGTCGGGGCCGGGGCCGGGGGCGCAGGCGCGGCCGTGACCATCGACGCGCGGGCGGCCGACACCGCGGCCGCCGCCTTCGCGTGCTCGAGGTCGAGGGCCTGGGGCTCGGCCGACATCCAGACCAGGAGCGAGATCAGCCAGCGCCAGAGGTTCATAGGGTGTTTCCATTTTCCAGAATCTGGAATCCGTCCCGGTCGACCCGCGACTTCACCACCGCGGCCGGCGGCTCCGGCGGGGCCGGCTCGACGAACACCGCGACCCAGAGGAGGTTCTTCGCGGCCTTCGCGATCCACCGGAGGACGGGCCGGTCCTGGGGGCCGGGGGCGGGGGCGGGCCGCGAGCTGGTCCACCATCCGGCCGCGAAAACGATCACGAGGATCAGGAGCGTGTTTCGGTCGAGCTTCATTGGTTCCTCAGAGTGCAAGGTCGAGGCCGGGGATCATCACCGGGCCGTCGGCGGGCGGGGGCGGGGCGAGAACGTCGTTCGAGAGATCGCGCCAGCCGAAGCCGGCGACGGAACCGACGGCGAAAGAGTCGGGCTGGCTGGCCAGCATCCGCTCCACGGTCGCGCGGCGGACCCAGAAGGATCCCTCCGGCATGTCGGCCGGCCACTTCGGCCCGGAGATCCACCGCGGCCCCCAGCTGTTCAGGCACAGGAGCGCGTCGTCGGGGGAGCCGTTCTTCGCGTAGCGGACCGCAATAAAACATTGGCAATGCGCCCAGGTCCCGCTTGCCCGCGCGTACCCGTGCTGGTCGCGGACACTCTCGAACCCGACAAGACAACAGACCGGGATCGGGAACCCGGCCTCGATCGCGGCGGCCGCCTCCGCGAACGTCTTGACCATCGCGACATGTTGGGCCGGGTGCCGCTTCGCGATCGCGTCGAGCTTGCCGCCGTCGCCCTGGCCGCCGCAGCCGTAGGCTCCCCACTTCTTCGCCCTGTCGGCGGAGTAGACGCGGAGATCGTGGCCGCCGACTTCCTCGCGGTAGACGATCCCCCAGTCCTTCACCCACCGGGCCGCGGCCGCGCCGTAGCTGCCGTCGCTCCAGCCGCCGACAGCGGAGCGCCCGTCCCCCGGCCGGCCCCGCGCCTCGACGCGGCTCCCGCCATAGATCGCTTCGGTCGAGGGGAACGGCGGCGGGTTCGCCAGCCGGCCCGTCTCCCAGTCCACGCATTGGGCGATCCAGACCCCGTGGGCCCAGCCCCAGGAAACGCAGTCGCCGATCCCCTGCCGCTCGACCACCCACGGCCGGCCGTAGAGCGCGGCGTGGGCCTTGTAGGCGGCGCGATACAGGAAGGTGTCGACCCCCTTCGCCTCGCGGATCGTCTCGGCCCCGGCCTGGCGGAACATCGGCTCCGGCAACTCGCGGAGGAACGCGGCCACGCCGTCGGGATCCGGGTGGTAACCGAAGTCGCCGTCCCCCTCGAGGCCGAACCAGCCGCCGGCCGGGCGGCCGCGGAGGCCGGCGACCAGGAAGGCGGCCGCCACCCCCAGGAGCAGGACGAACGCCAGGAGGCGCAGGTGGCGAAACTCAGCGCGAGACATCGGCGGCCCTCGCGATCTCGCGGTAGGCGGCGATCCAGGCGGACCGCTGGGCGGGCGACATCGGGGCCCCGCTCGTGCCGGCCGTGCGGTCGAGGTACTCGCGGATCGACTCGCGGGCTCGGGGGTATTTCTCACCCAGCGAGACACCCTTCCACCGCAGGGCCTTCGCCCGGGTCCGCAGCTCGTCCCAGGCCACGCCGCTTTTCACCAGCGGCTCGGCCGACATGCCGTCCCATTCCAGCTCGTCGGCCAGTTCGGCGAAGTGGGCCGAGACCGCCGCGGCGTCGGCGGCCGCGTCGGGGCCGACGAACATCCCGCGGAGGTCGATCGCGGCGTCGGGGGCGGGCGGCGCGGGCGTGGGGGCCGTCGGCCCCGACCGGGCCCACATGACCGCGGCCGCCGCCAGGAGCGCCGCCCCGGCCAGGTGCTTCCGCTCGATGGTCGGAGCCTTCTCGGCGAACGACGCGACCAGGTGGGCGATCCGGTCGCCGGCGAACAGGTAGACCGCCCCGGCGATCAGGAGCAGGACGACGAGATCCATGGTCAGGCCCTCACGAGTGGCAGCAGCTGTTCGATCGCCCCGGAGGCCAGGGCCAGGACCAGCGACCGGACGGCCGGCCGTGCGATCAGCCAGAGCGGGTAGACGACGGCGGGGACGGCCTGGTCGGCCACCGCGTCGAACAGGTGGGCCACGGCCTCGAGGGCCAGGGCCTTCTTCTCCGCGCCGGTCATCGAGCCGACCGTGTCGAGGGCGGTGACGACCAGGCGGAGCAGGGCCAGCATCAGGTCGCCGAACTCGACCCAGGTCAGGCCGTCGGCGGCGGCCGACTTCGAGGCCTCGACGAAGGCGTGGATCTTCCCCAGGAGCCCGGCGTCCAGGTTCGTGGCCACGGCCACGGGGGCGGAAGAAAGCATTGGGCGGTTTCCTTTCAGCCGGTGACGATTCGCATCCGGGCGGCGGCGGCCGCTGCCGCGGCCCGGGCCCCGGCCAGGGTCGAGACCTTGACCGGCGGCGTCCCCCGCGGGACCGGAGCGGCGTCCGGGATCCCCTCGGGGTAGTCGTCGATCCACACGTCCACCTCGAGGCCGGCGGCGGCCGCGGCGGCCCGCTTCTGGGTGCCGGTGCCGCAGAGCAGCAGCCCGGCCAGGTCGAGGTCGCCGAAGGCCAGCCGCAGCTCGTCGCGGTTGGCTTCGTTGTCCTCGCGGCGCGAAATGCACACCACCCGATTGCCGCGCCCCGTGGCGTCCACGATGAAGGACCGCCACAGGCCGGGCGCGGCGGTGAACGTGCGGT